GAAGGTGCTGGCGTTGTAACAAACCTGTTAAGTAGAACATCGGAGTTAGCAGGTGACAACTTTAATCCAGAGGTGTGGCGCGGGGGCATTGAAACTGTAACGAAAGGGCGTTCCGGCGACATAAAATATTTGGGGGGTAAGCCCTTCGTTGTAAACCTTGAGGCTAGGCAAATGTTAAAAAGGCTTGTACCTTTAAGACAGCAGCAAGGTATTTCTAGTGATGCATTTATAGAGGGTCTTAAGCGTGTACAGGACATGCATGGTCAGATATTTGATGTGACTTCTGGTAAGCTAGTAAATATTAAATACGATGCTGATGGCAGCTTCGATATTGTTGAAGCAACAACCGCGCCAGAACCAGTACCGCCACCAGCAATATCAGAACCCCCGGTATCTCCTGAGCAAGATTTCAAAAAGAAGAATCCCGGCCTAACTGCTTTGGATGCTAAATTAGATGGGATAATTAAAAAGCTATTTGGAGGAGGGGATTAAATCATGGGAATGTACTCATACGAAGAAGATGAACAGGAGAAACAAGAGCCGGTAGCTCCTGCGCCCTTCCAACCCGACCCTGCTGTTTTACAGCGTATTGAAGATACTACGATTAGCGAAGACGTACAGGATACTGTAGATATTTCATCGTCATTGATGAGAGCATATGCGAAAGAACAGGAAGAGGTAGGTGGCGTACCTTCTATAACAAATGTTGATCAGCTTACTACACGGGCTGAAACTATTGAACGCGCCATTGAGAGGCTTCCGGGTGAAGAGAATACCCTTGGTCTTGCACGTACAGGTTTTTCAATTGGTAAATTCTTTGTAGATAATATTGTTGGCGTGGCTAATACGCTGTCTGTTGGTGCTGATAGAGTTCTTGGTTTTGGTGATATACCTGAAGAAGGCGTAGATATTCTTGGTGAATCCCTTCTTACTAAAAAACAAAAAGTGTATGATACAAAACGCTATGAAGATTATTATGATAAGCTTCGTGAAAAAGAGGGCCGGGGTCAGGCGCGGGCAGCACTATTAACTGCTAAAAAAATATTTGATGAATCTCCAGAGTTAAAGAATGAAGGAGAGTTTGTTAAGGGGGTTATAGATAGGTTGGCAGGTCAGGTTGGCACTGTAACTGCAAGAGAGGCTGATGAACTTACAGGCTACTGGCGTCCAGAGGCCTCTACAACGGAACAGGTAGTTCGCGCTATTCCTGAAGTTATAGGCGGCACGGCTGCTGGTATAAAGTTTCTTACAAGGGGCAGCAAAAAGTTAGTTAAAGAGGCGGAAGATATCTTGGGTAAAGATATCTTAAAGGCTACCGAGGAAGAAATAGCCGATGTTACTATGGAGATAGCAGATAAAGCAACCTTTGCTTTAGTTAACTATTTTAACTTAACCGGCATACGAAGAGCAGCCTACGCAAAAAGAGTAGGGGCCGTTCTTACCTCAAAACAGAAGCCCTTACTTAAGACTGTTGCAGAGAATAGCAGAGCAATAGGAGAGGCTAGAAAGAAGGTAGCTTCTGCTAGAAAGTCTAAAGATAAAACTCTCATAGACAGTGAAGAGGCCGCTCTTTCCCTTGCTAGAAGAAAACGTGTTAGTGATATTCCTGTACAATTTTTAGAAATACCTATAACTGAAGTAGGTGCTGTTGCTGGAGCAGCTATAGCGGGAAATCTTTATGGAGAAGAGTTCGGTGCTTTGTTTGGCGCTCTGGGGGGAGGCTTATTTAGCGCCGTAGGCTTTGATAAAACCTATAAAGCAATGGTTAAAGGAGGACAAGGTTTTGGGTCTATAATTGTAGGTTTTGGAAGCGCCTTGGGTGCGTTAAGTGATGAACAGGTTCAGCAGCTTGCTAAGACGGGGATAATACCTAAACAAAGCAACCTTACAAAAAAAGAGCGACAGTCTCTCAATGGCTTTGTTAGGCTTATCAGGTCATTACCCAAAGAAGATAGAGAGGGCGCATACGCACAATTAAAGCTACTGAGTGATATTAGAGTAGACCTTACGGAAGCTGGGGTGGACCCTGAGCTTCTTCAGCTTACTATGGGTAAGGCTACTGGCCTTATTCCCCTTATGATGATGCGGGAGGCCATTCCAGAAGCGACCATTAGTCTAGCCAAAACCTTAAACAAGACTAAAGAAATTACTAAGCTAGTTGAAAATCAAAGAAATATGGAGCAACAGCTTGTAGAGTTTCGTGGGCTGTTAGACAGGCTGGCAGGGGCTGCTGGAGATGCTGGTGTACAGAACTCTAAGTTCGATAGCTTTATATCCGCTATGCAAGCTGCTAGCACTAAGCAGGTTGAAGAGATAGGCAATGATAAAGCACAGTTAGATGATCTCGTTCAAGAGGTTGTAGACTTAGTTGCTGACCCTGCGTTTACACAGAATGTAAAAGATAAAGAAAGTCTATCTGAACTTGTAGAACAGATTACCCGTAACAGTCTCTTAGATGATGCAGGAGATATGGGTGATCCTGCTGTTAGGCGGCTTACAGAAGAAGCCGTTCCTGAGCTTGAAGGTCAAGCTACACGCAGATTGGAACAGGTAGGAAAGGCTGTAGAAGACACTGAGACTGACTTAGTTCGTTTTCTTAACTCTTTTCTTGATCCTCAAAAGTATCAAATAGATGCGGAGAATGCTGCAGAGTCCTTAGCAACATATGCAAGGAATAGAAAAGCAGATATTACAGGCAAGGCCCGTAAGCAATTTGAAGAGCTTTCTCAATACGGAGATGAGATTGACATTACAGATTGGTTAGACGATCTGTATGGAACTGCAGATAATGTCATTGGTCAGACAAGATTAGAAAAAGTAAAGCAAATACTAAAGGGTAAAAAACTTGGTAATTCTTCTACTCTAGAGGCGCTATCAAACATTGAAGGCAAAGCTGCTGTAGAAGAAGCTTTAGACTCTAACATAGAACTTAAAGAAGTTATATTAGAAGAGTTTAAAGCGGCTATGAAACAGAAAGGCGTAGCAGATGATGTTCTTGAGGGTATCACTGCAGATAACTTTAACTATAATGAGATAAAGGGCTTCTTTAGGTCTGAATACGCAGGGGCTGCTCAAGACTTTACAGACTTTGATGTGTTCAGAATTGCTAGAGAAATTGGTGAAGAGCTTGATATAGACCTTAGAATTAACGCTACAGTAAGCGATATACAAGAGTATTCATCTAAGTTCTCAGAGCAAGCTAGGAAGATGTACGATAGCAAGAGAGAACTTTCTGAAAAAATGGGCAGTTTGTCTAGAAGCATTGTAGACACTATTTCTGAAGAAGGAGAGGCAGGTCAAGCTATACGCACGGCAAAAACAAACTACATTAATAATGTAATCATGCGCTATAGAGACAAAGCAGGAAACCCTATAGGCTATAATGTAGACCACTTTAATCCAAACGGCACTCATAAAGTAGACCCTATAAAATGGATTAACTTTAATAAGCTTATTTCTGGAGAACAACAGGATGGCGTAGATTTAGTAAAACAGCTAGAAAAAACGTTTGGTGGATTTTACAGTGATACAGGCGAGTATGTTTTAACTGGAAAAGCAAAACAAATTACTCGAAACCTGTTAAACGATCTGCTTGCCCGACACATATCAGGTAAAGTTGAAGCAAAGGACATAAAGCCTCTCATATCTCGCGATGGAAAAGTTTCCGATGCTGATAAGCTTGTAGAGGGAGAGCTTCTTTCAAGAGCCAAGCAATCTGGAGGGCAAATTATAAAAAGCCCTGCGCTGCGGGTGCTGGAAAGACAGGGGCTTATTGATCTTGATAGAGTTACACAGTACAATCTAGCAGTTGATAACTTCTTTGGAGGAACTAAACTTCTAAGCAGAACGGAAGCGCAGGTTGACCGTGCAGTTAAACGGGCGGCTAAGAATGTTCAAGCACAGGCTAATCTAAGAGAGAACTTCTTGAAGAGCATGGCTAGATTTGGACCGGAGCAGCAAGGGGCCACACAGATAAGCGACTATGATAGCTTCTTGAACTTCTTCATTCTTAATCCACAGGGACAGTCTAGAATTGATACTCTTCTTCCTCAAGTAGCAAAAGAGATAGGTGTAGGAGATGACTCCGTAAAAGAGCTTATGTCTGATCTTACATTAGAGGCTATCTCCCGCGCTTCATACGGAGTGATGAGAGAGGCTAGGGCTGGTCAATATCTGAGAGACTTTGACTATGAGAGACTATACTCGCTTGTACTCGACAGAGATATTTCTAATACGGTTAGAGGTATTATAGGCGAGGAGAAGTTTATCGGGGTAACTAGAATGGCTCAGTTTTTGATGATTCAAAATAGAGACACTGTTTCTAGTGCAGGAGTTAAAGTCACAACTCCTAAAGGTTTAGGCATTGAGTCTCTTCTGTCTCGTACTTACAGTGTTGCGCGAGGAGTTATTAGCCCTAAGTACGTAGCAACTGAGGTAGCACTTCTTGGGTTTAGAAAGAAGAAAGCAGAGGCCCTGTCTAAGATTATGAAAGACCCTAAGATGGTAGATGCCGTTATTGAAATAATAGAAACTAATGGAGATGCCATACGAAAGTACGATCCTAATCTATTTACTGTACTTATAAATGGTCTTGGATATCACGAAAATATTAAAAGAAAAGAAAAGACCGAATCACAAATCCGTGAACTAGAACTAGATCAATTTAGGAGATAAAAATGACACTAATTATTACCGTAATCGTTGTAGCCCTTGCCGTGTTAGGTGGCTTCTCAGTAGTGGCTGCTGTTACGCCCAACGAAGCTGACAATAAGAAACTTCAGGGCATTCTAACAGCTATCAACACACTGGGAATGAACGTTCTCAAGGCTAAGAATAAACTTGTTAAATGATTAAACTCTATCTTCTATTGATAGTGCTTGGATTGCTTGGCGGTGCTGGCTATGGTGCGTATTACTATTACAAGGATACGCAAGAGCGCATACAGACTTTGACTGAGAATAATGTGAAGCTAGCCACTGCTAAAGCAATCCAAGATAACACTATAAAAACTATGGAAGAAGACAGAAACAAGTTTCAGAAGTTGAACACGGAACTTCAAACCAGACTTGATATAGCCAATACGTACAGAGATACTTTAATAGACAGGCTAAGAAAAAGTAACTTAGTAGCTCTTAGTATTAAAGACCCTAAGCTAGCAGAAGAGAAAATAAACAATGGAACTAAGAAACTTCTTAAATCACTGGAAATTATCTCTGGTGCTGCTCCCGCTTCTCCTGCTAAGTAGTGGTTGCGACACCTTTAGAAAAATAATGCCCCTACAGATTAAGACTGTAGAGGCTAGTAGAAACGTACCTATTCAAAATCGTCCCAGACCTGTGGACATGAACGGTATATACTTTTATGTAGTTAATGAAAATAACTTTGAAGAGTTCAAGGGAAGGTTTACCCAAGAGAAGGGTGACTTCGTATTCTACGCTATAAGCGTAAGAGACTACGAAACCCTTGCACTGAATATGTCTGAGCTAAAAAGGTTTATTAAGCAGCAGAAAGAACTGATAGTATACTATGAAGAAGCAGTGAAACCAAAAGAGGATAAAAAGATACCTAATAAATAATGCCTTTAAAATCCCTGTACTGCTGATCACTATAGTCTCGTAGGTAATTTACCAGCGAGACTATTTTTTTTGTGTGTTCAAACTCAGGGTTCCACTTATCAAAAATGTTTTCTATATCCTTGGCAGAAGGCGGTCCCTCAAAATCCAAAGCTATATCACCACTTGAAGTAATTGATACGGACATCCTGTAAAGGAGCGCATCAGCCTTCTTACTCATTACTAGCCTCTAACATAGATATTGGTAGATTGTAACAGTCTGCTCTAAATACAAAGCCATTATCCGGGTCTACCTCTCCCTTCTTGTGTTCAGTAGATACTTTAAAAAACTCATCTTTAGCTATTTTACCTAAGTACCATCCTATAGTAAAGTCATTCTTAATCCTAACAAAAGCATAAGAATCACAGTTCTGTTTAGCATTGAACTTAGCAACTGAACATGAGTAGTAGTCCCTTGGAGGAGAAGACACCTGCTTGGTTTTGACATCTACTGTTGTGCCATCCCCAAGAGTAAGATCGTAATCAAAGGTGTTTTGATGAGAACCACCCAGAACGTCTACGACTATCTTCTCCCCCAAGTATCCAGCTAATGACCCTGCACCCCTGATTATAGAGTTGTTTAACTCACCAAGCAGGAAAGCTTTTCTATCGGCCCACTGCCGCATGTCATCAGTTATCTGGATTTCTTTTATCATTGTAACCTACAAACCAATATCAACAACTTCACAGACATCTCCTGTGCAGCTTAATTCTTGAGAGCCTGTGGTAGTGTCCTCTACCTCAAGCTTCTTTAACTCTTCCCATACTATAGACTCAGGCATGTTTGTCAACAACTCTTTGTAGTCATCTTCAGTGCATTCAGTGTACGGAGCTTGTTGATAGGTGTGATCTGAGTAAGGCAGGAAGGATACTCCTGAGATATAATCGAAGTTCTCGTATACCCATGAACCTACCTTAAGCCATTCATCTTCTTTTACAGAGATAGTTATGGACGGCTTATGTTCACACCAGTACTCTGCATATACTTTCCAAAGCTCAAGATGTTCAATAGCAGTCATACTCTCCCTAGTTAAAGCGCCTTCTGGAGACTTAACAGGGAAGGAGAAGACTGTCATGTTGTCTTCATTGCCTATGGCTGGCTCTGCAGGTATGCCCTTCTGTATCATAAACTGAGTAAGAGGGTCTTTGTTATCTCCTCGCACAGTCCTGATGTAGTACTCACTATGTCTAGGATGAATACCGGAAGCACTATCAACTAACTGAGATACAGTTCCTGAAGGCTTGACGCAGGTAATAGCCGTAGATGCGCTTATTCCCAAGCTAGCAGCAAACTTAGTATTACTCTTAATGGACACTTCTTTTAGCCCCTCAAGGACTTTAGGAAGATTAGAGTCCACCTTGGACAGATGCACATTGTCTAGAATACCAGTAAGGCTAACCCCCAACAGCCTTTCCTCTTCCGTGTTCTGCTTCCATATCTTTCTTAGATATTTAAAGTCAGTGAGTGACGACTGATAAGTTCCTAGCTGAGTTGCTAGCTCTACCTTCTTTGTAAGAGAGCCTACAGTGTCTTCCGCACGAACAACTACCTCTGTGAGGTTACAGAACTGATAAGGCCTTAGAATGATCTCAGAGCAAGGGTTAGTTCCAAATACATGATCAGGATCACGACGACCAATACTAGTAACTTTATTTTTAGCGGAGCCACGATTAAATATACCTCTCTCACCAGACTTTGATTCATACAAAGAATACCATTCTTTTAGAAACGTGTTCATGTCTGGGCGCTCGTCGTAAACCGCAGAGTTGTTGGCAAGACCTCGGTAGGGATACTCCCTAAACCAATCACCGGACTTAGCAACACGCATCCTGTTAGAGTTTAAATCCGATAGAGAGATTAGTGCAGAGCGGCGCACACCACCAACAACAATAACACTTGCAATCTTACATACAAGATCATGGCATTCCAGCGGAGATAGTTTCCTACCCGCAGCAGATTTAAACAGAACTACGGTAAAGTTCATAAGATCATCCAGAGGGGCAGGGCCGGACGACCTGCCACCAAAGGTCTTTAAACGCGCTCCCGCAGGGCGTAGACGGGACAAATCCCACTTTGGCACCTGACCTGCGTAGAGACAGGCAATTAGCTCACGCAAGCCCCTAGCCCACCCTGCCTTACTATCCTGCACAACAACAGTCGTTTCCGTAGATTCAAAATGCTCGTTAACAACAGGTAGATTATCTGTATACTTTCTTTCAGATGAAAAGCCTACTCCTGTACCACACATAAGAACGTACAGTATCTCATCAAAAGATCGCGGAGAGTCTACAGGGATGTATGAGCAGTTATATCCTGCAGTATTATCTCTAGAAAGAGCAAGACCGGAAGTCATCAAAGCTCTCATAGAGGGCATTACCTGAAGACTAAGTACAGCCTCTTCAAGTTCCTCTCTATTAGGAATGGTATGGTTGTGGTCTTTTTTTAGATGTTCCTGCATAAAATCAAAGTATCTTGAGACTGTCTCAGGCCAAGACTCGCGCCTGTCCCCCAACCAACGGGCATACCTAGACAAGTGGATAAACTCTTGATAGTCTGTAGGGAAGTAGTTGTTGCTCATTTTTAATTCTTTACCTCTTTAATAAGTTTTTTTAGATACCACTCGGCCTTAAGAAGGTCTTTCTTAGGCATACCCTTATACTCATACCTACACATATACTTTAATACATTACCTTTAAGATAACCTCGAAAAGCTTCTGGAGAAAGTGAGTCTTGTATAATATTTATAGTCTCTATTTTTCCTTGATTATAATGATCAGGACTATTTACTGAGTAAGATAATTCTTTGTCATTATCTGTAACTTGTATAGAATTTAAGTATTTTTTCTCATCTGGCATTAGTTGTCCTTGCTAAACTCAACCCGTATTACATTGTCATAAACTTCATCGACAGTAATCTTTGCATTGTCTTCTTTACTACGATGCTCTGATATACTTTCTAATGTAGCTTCATGTCCTATCTGCATTAAATAGTCATAATCTGTTTCCAGAAGACTAAGCATACCCTGCTGTAGAATGTGGGCTGCACTAAGCTCTTCTGAATCTGATGTATCATATGCGCGGACAGTAACCTTGTCAACAGATATGGGGTCTAAAACTATGTATAGCCTGTCAGGAGAGAGAAAAAAAGTCTCTTCTGAAATCTTCTTTTTCATCTCCTCATCCACGACACTATCTTCGTCAGGATTGAACGTGAACCCGTCATCACTCATCAAACCACTCCACAGGTAATCTTTTATGCGCCCAATCAAAGCCGTGACGCTCTGCCCAATCTGCATGGGTAGTCTTGGACCCCTTGTATATCTTCTTGTTAGCGTTTGCAAAGAAGAACTTAACGTTAAAGTCAGGGTTTTGTTTTTGTACTAGCAGATGTTTAACTCTATCGCCTTGTGTTAACCTGCCCTTAACCTCAATATACATATCATTTCTAGGTATATAAAAGTCAGGTATGTAGACCCTTGGCGGCGGTTGAAAGGGTATCTTATCAGGCTCAAACTCAAAGGATACACCAAGCCTGTCTAAGGACATTGCAACTTCAGCTTCAAATTTTGATCTAAATCGCATGTGTAAACCCTGAATTTACCATATCTATATACTTTTTATCCATATAGTCTTGAACCCATTCAGGGGCGGTTGATTTAGCAAGTGAAAAAGGCACCATAGGAAAGACTACAAGTTTGTTGACCTGTCTTTGCTTACGTATTTCAACAAAGCCCTCAGATATTGCAGACTTTCCAGTGCTATTAAACTCTTCTTTCGACCAAAACCCATCCGGTGACATATCTTTTGCAAAAACTATGCATATGAGATTAGAATTAGTGGCGGCTGACTTAACATGTAAGTTGTCTTGAACAAAGCAATCGCCTTTTACTGTATCAAAGTAAACAAAGGTCGCATAGGAGTTTTGTTGTATTTCTAAGTCACTAATTCTTTCTGGCATATATAAGGGCATTACACTTCATCCTTTACGTGCTTTGTATACCATACTCTAGGTTTAGTCTTAGCTGCTGAAGTAGCAGACATCTTATAAGCAGCATCAGGCCAGCAATACCTTTTAAAGCCACAGTAACCACAGGTTCTATCCATAAGACGATTGCCTGTCTTCTTAACAGTACCCGTTGCTTTATCTTTGTAAGTTTCTATAGAGTCTGTAAAACACTTATCAATAGTAGGATTGTTAAGCACTTCTTTTATATTATTATCGGCTAAGGTTAGAGCCTCTTCTCTATCTTCATCCTGCACCAGCGGTGCTTCACACACAGCCCACTCTCCAGTGGCCTTATTGATTGCTATCCAACCACCAAAAGAAGTACCTGCAGCTTCAGAGTATAAGTAGCCCTGTGGCACGTAACCAAAAACATCATCCTTCTTGATGTTGTTGTAGCCACGATTAGCTGCAAACTTCATAGAGAAGGAGCCGGGAGCAGCACTCTTAATATCATATATTTTGTTATCTATCTTTACATCGTAGGTTCCTCTTAAGGTTGTACCACCAATGTCAAGACTAACGGATTCCTGTTCTCCTTGTATCTCTACACCAGAGGCTTTCAATACTGTAACAGCAACAGCCTCTATCAAATCACCAAACAGGAACTTCATTACGAGAGTGTAGTCTACCTCTTCTTCCCTATCCTCTCTGATAGACATCTTTTGTTGGCAGAGGGGCTTACCTACACCGGACATACGTACCCGATACTCAGGTTTCCTAGCAAACTGCCTTTCGATAGCGGAGCCACACATCTCCTTAAACTCTTCGATAAGGTGAGGGGGAAGACCTTCGCCTTCACCCCTCGACGCTTTCTCAAGGAAATGCTGTACTTTATGTAACAGCATTGATGACATCAGATGCTATCCGCCACCTCTAAAGAATTAGCAACATCTAGATCATCTCTAGCTATTACAGAATCTTTACGATCCTTGAACTCTTTAATAACTCTAGTATTCCATTTGTCGATATCTTCCATAAAGGTATTGAGAAGTTGAATATCACTCTCTTGTACCTTAGCAGGTTTTGGTTTATCAAATACTGGAGTATAATAGATAACACTACCATTTACATTACGCTTAGTAGATACTTTCGCTTTCTGCCCAAACATGATCTTGTTGGATGGAACTTCGCGGATATAGTTAGCGACAGGCATAAAGGCTGATCCCCTTGCTGCCCAGATAAACGGAGTACCCTTTAGTTCTACCTCTTCTCCATCAATAGTCTTAGCATCCTGTGCAGAGGTAATCATACCATATACAACCTGTGTACATTTAATGCTCTTCTGCTTTGCATGTTCAATGGAGTTAGCGGGTAGTCCAGATACCTCATCCTTAGATAGCTTACCGCACTTGTTACCACCACTAGTATCAGGGAAGTCATCACTGAGTGAGGGCGCAAGCACTGTGCGAACGGAAAGTTCTGGCTGCTCATTGTTCCAAAGATCGTAAGAGTAGTAGCGAACAAATAGACGCACTTCCAGTTCTTTACTGTATACAGACTTATCACCAATACGCAAACGGAAAGAACCCTTTGGCAAGGTATCACCTTCCTTGGTTTCGTTCTGCTGTTCAATTGCTAGACGGGGTAGACCGGCAGTAGCACTTACACTCTCATCTACCTGTCCGATCATAGCCGCAATCTTGGCTACATTTTCATCATTAAAATCTTCAATCTTCATTACTGCGCTCATGCTAATTCAATCTCCTGTGAGTTTAGCCAATCGTGGCCTATTTTTAATTCTATATCAATAGGCATATCAAAGTCAACACCAAAGTTTTCTTTGCATTCTTTAGGTATGCATAACATACTCCTTCTTAGTAATTCAATCATAGTATTCTTCTCGTCTGGGTGTACATCCATGACGATAGAATCGTGTACAGTATTTATAATCTTACTCTTTGGCTTGAGATCAACCATAGACTTAAGGCTCTTGTGTAGACGGATCAAGGCCAGCGGTAGGAGGTCTGCGGTAGCAAAGCCCTGTACCGGATAGTTCTTAATCGAAGTAGCCCCTACTGCAGTTCCTCTTCTAGTGTATTTAGCATAGGGGAATGCATACTCTCTTCCAGAGGGCAGTACAACTTTCTTCGTAGTTACAGCCTCTTCTTGAAGTTCTTCATGCCACCTTGCTACAGACTGGTACTTCTCTCTAAAAGCAGAGTAGTAAGCCATCTCTCTGTTAGTGCCAAGCATACCGCCGTACAGAGGTTTAAATGTATGCGCTTTAGCATCCTGACGGGAAACACCCATAATGCTGGCCGTATAAGAATGCACATCATATCCATCTGTAACTTCTTTGTAGATTACAGGGTCTTTAGATAGAAATCCGGCGACCCTAAACTCTAGTTGAGAGTAGTCACCTTCTAAAATGTAGCCACCTTCATACCTAGAAACAATCGCTTCTCTTGCAGGGAATGTGTTCCCTCTCGGCATATTTTGAAAGTTTGGTCTACTTGAGGACAGTCTTCCAGTAGCAGTGACGCACTGATTAAACTGAGGATGAATAAAACTGTTATCATCTTGATACTTCTCCAGACTATCTACAAAGGTGTTGAGGTACGTTCTAATCATAGAGTACCTCATGTACTTATCAACGAACTCTCTAGCATCTCCTTCTAGATCAAGACGTATCTGAACAAGTGTTTCTTTGTCTGTCTTAAATCCACCAGAAGCAGTGTCCTCTGGCCCTCTAGGAATTATCCTAAGACCAGCGGCCTCGTTTAACCTCTTGTATATTATACCTACACCGTTACATTTTGTGCATTTCTTTTTATTCTTGCTTCTCTCACCCGACTTTATTGTGTAGTAGAAAGAGCCTTTGCCATTACAGGGGGAACAAGCACTGCCAATAGTCTTGTAAACTACTGGTGCTAGCTCCTTAACTAATCGACTAAACGACTTTCTATCCATTTTAGTTTTATTCTTCTGTTTCTTTGTGTTGCCACGAAGCTCAGTGCCTATGTTAAAAGACTCTTTCCAAGCGGACTTATCAGAAACCTTTCTTGAGTATAGCAGTATACTACGATCATCTGGGCTATCAAGGTTGATAGGAGTATCTCCCATTGCCCGTTCAGCAATAGCCATCAAGTCATTGTATAGCGCGTTATGCTCATTTTGATACTCTAGCTTAATCTTAGCTAGTTTATCATTAGATATCTTTATACCGGCGCTCTCCATGTCAATGAGAACATCCAGCATATCCATAGAAAGATTAAGCACATTTTTCATGCGGCACCTTCAAAAATAAACCGGGTGAGTAGTCTTCCCAAGATATGCCTAGCTCCTTAATCTGTGCATCTGCTAGTTGTTTTGTAATACTAACATCAGCCATACAATACTGATTAACGATATCAGGCGGCATACTTTCGTAGGAAACTTTGTTTTTGATATATTCTTTTGTAAGGTCAGTTCTCTTTTCACCTAGCCCTCGCCTCTCACAACAAGCAGCAAGGCTCAAGCCAACCTTGTTCCCTCTAGCCAGCAAGTACTCAGCAATCATAGTATCGAACAGTTTACCATCATACTTAAAACCACAGGCACGTAGCCATTGTAGATCGAACTTAAGATTGTGGCCTACAAGACAGGTAGCCTTGTCTAGTGCTGACTGTACCTTATGCACACCATTCTCTGTTGCACGTATGACATCGTGATAAAACCATACCTCAATATTCTCAGCATACATATTAGGTACTTCTCGTTTTATACCTACAAATACTATTTGATTACCGAAGAATGGTGAAGAAACTGTATTTGAATCAAACGTCATTGTAGTTTCTATATCTAATGTAGTAATCAAGAGAATATATCCCTATCACCATCTCTACGAAGAACTACGGAACCATGAAAACCATTTATCTTGTTCTTAGAGAACTTAATAGTTCTAAACTCTTCATGTTCCGCTATACCAATGCCAATGATTATATCAGCCTCACCAGCCTTGCCCGTCTTAGAGCCATCAAGCATTGAATAGTCAATAGTCTCTCTACCATGAGCCTCATACGAGGCCTGTGATACTGCCCACAGGGCAACATTATTCCTCTTAGCAAGCTCACGCGAACGGCAGTACAACTCTTTTAGCCTCTCATCTCCGCGAGAGAACTCTCCATCTACTCTAATCTTATCTAGCTGATCTATAATTACTATGTCAACTTCATTTCTTATGCAGTAGTCCTCAATCTCCTGTACTGAAGTGCCTACACAATCCATGAAGCTTATGTAGGGTACTGCAAGCTCCTTGTACTGATCTATAAAGCTATCTTTGTTTGTAAGAACTTCTAGCTTCGACATTTCTGTTATGGACTTAGCAACCCGCATCCTTGTCTTTTTGACAGGCTCTTCATTGCCCCAATAAGCAACTTTGAACTTGTTCTTAACATACCAACCGGCTAACCAAGCAGAGAAAGAAGTCTTACCTATCTCTGGTCTTGCAAAAATAACCCCTAGATTCTGTCTGTCTATTCCCGGTACATAGTCCCTTAGTGAAGTAGGAAAAGGAAACTCTGGGTCACGTTCAAACTCATCTAAAGATGTTTCAATGTCGTCACTAAGAACTGAGTAAGTCTGTGATTGTTTGATGTCATTGTTTTTAAGCTCTTCTACACAGTTAAAGAGAGTGTTAGTATTGTTTGATTTACCAACAAATATGTCTAGGGCCTGTTCTCCTATCTCTTTTGCTTTAGTTCTTTTCCAAAAGGCATGTAGTACATCTGCAACTAGCTCTTCATTAACCTTTGTAGAGCGTAATCTTTCAATCTCTTTAACAGCCTTACTGGCTGTAGCCTCTGGTAGAGCAGGGTATTTAGCCTGATGCCCAAGAAGAATGTCATCTGCAGTAAGATCGCCCTCATAGGTACTGTGTAGGTAAGAAAGTGTTTCAACTATGGTCGCTACTTCTTTTGGGAAGTATTCCTTTTTTATTAGACTAGATACTCTGTTGTAATTTTCTTTGGTTAGACAAGCAACAAGTACTGATCTATCAATCATCTATTTTCAAAACCTTTTTTGACTCTTTAACATCCAACTTCTTTAAATCTCTTTCAAGTACAACCATGTTTACATTATCAAGCTCCCAGTTTAATCTCATAACCATGTCAATAGACTTAGTTGTAGCGTCTTTATCCAACGCAACAGTCACGGTATCGAAATCTGAGAGAATGTCAAGGACTTTCTCAGATAGGCTCGTTCCCAACAGAGCGACCCCGGTTGAAAAAGATGATACAGAACAGGCTGAAGCACAGTCTTCTACAACTATAGCGTGACTAGAGGTGCCGCAAATGAAGGGAGTACCACTATCACCATATCTGTACCACTTTGGTACAAAGCCAGTATTTTTCCCTATGTACCTACCGGCAGCATCCACCACTTTATTGTTTTCTTTGATTACGAACACTACTCTATCCTGCTTGTAGTCGTGTCGTATGTCAGCAAGCTTGTTAGACATTGCATAGTCGCACCTATTATCTAGTATGTAATTACAAAACTCTGTGGTATACATACCCCTACGCCAATGCTGTTTGTCCTCCTGTAACTTATTAGGAGTATCTCCATTGTCTTGTATTGTCGGTGTATTAAAGGATGTTATGCTTAACCCCTCTTTGATAACACCTCCTTTAGTGCAGTTAGCATGAAAGCAGTAATACTTAGTACAATCAGTAAACTTTGTTACTGATAATGTTTTAGTACCACTACATATAGGACAGTCTAACCGTACAGAAGTATCTATAGGTATATCTATAGAATATATATAATCTTTAATAATATTATTCATATTAATATATTACTTAGAGTTTCGGGAGACGATAACCATATCTGATATCATGGATTTAAATCTTTGTCAAGAAAATAATTTCGATTGACAAAATCTTTGTTATGGTTTAAGGTGAGGGTCTTTCCAACAGCATACGAGTGAATGCCGTGAATGAAGTAGTTACTATCTATTCCCCCAGATTGTCAAATGCCGATATCATGCGCCGCGTGGTTGAGGCTACCGTCCAAGATAAAATCTTTACAGCGGAGTTTGTAAAAGCGGATGGAACTGTCCGTAGAATGAATGCCCGACTAAATGTTAATAAACACATTAAAGGCGGTAGAGATTGTAATACATCAAAGAATATGTTAGCCGTGTATGATCTCAAAGCAAAAGGGTATAGGAATATAAATCTTGATACTCTGCAATCTGTTTTAGTCGATCACGTAAATCACGTTTTCACTGACAAAATATAGTATGATGCATTCAAAAGACTTTTGTAGGCGAGTAGTTAATCTCAGAGTTAAAGACAATTTGTCTGCGGCTGAAGTTGCTGCTAAAATGAACCATGAGTACTACCGCGAAACAGGTAGGACTATGACAAAGAATGTTGTTATAGGTATATGGAACAGGAACAAGAACCTTGTTTCACAAGAAGACCTTGAGAAGCAAAAAGACAAGACTACTAAATCTGCTATAGATTTTAATAAGCTCATGTCTGATCGTCAGAAGATAAAGCCCTCACAGTTCAGGGTAAGGAAATGTTTGTCGTGCAGGAAAGAGGTGCTTCTTGAAAAGAACTTGTATATATGCAATCCCTGTAAGGGAAATGAAAACTACACATACGATATGGTCACACACAGTTATAGCTCAGGTACAAAAGCATGATGAATAGAAAACAAAAAAAGGGTATACAGTCGAAGCTTGCTGTTATGCGCTACTACGTAGATAAAGGTTACTTTGTTTATAACGAAACAAATAATACTGGACCTGTCGATCTTGTAGCCATACACCCAGAAACCTTAGAAAAGAAATTAGTCGAGGTAAAGAGTATGTCGTTCCGTTCTAAGAATGCTAACTGGAGGCCGGGAAGTATGATAAACAGATCGTTAACACCCCTACAAAAGAAACTTGGTGTAGAGCTTGTTTACTACAACATAGAAACGGGGGATGTTCGCCATGCGTAAAAGAATAGCCCGTAGGCCTAAGCCTGAAACATCTAAGAGACAAGATGGTAAGGTTTTAAAGTGGGAGTGGTTCTACGAAACTGAACTTGGCAACTATCCTAGAAGCTGGATTAAAAGGTTTCCTCATGTAGCTGATAGGGGTCGTTGGGTTGTCACAGAGATTGTAGATAATGAAAAAGATTTCTCTTGAAACATCTTTAAAAGATATAGAGTTGTTGCATTCTTTAATTGAAAAAGACGGTAGAAAAAAGAATATAACAGTGCCTAAAGCTGCGCTTAGTAGGCTCTTGGTAGATCATACAAGAATGTGTAGCAGTCTTGGTAGCGTTGTAGAGTGAGTGAGGTTAAAAGCCCTTGCAAAAATATATGTCACTTGGTTAATAGGGTAACACATATGCTTTGCGTTGGTTGCTTTAGAACTCAAGACGAGATTGTTCAATGGTCAGAATACAGCGACAAAGAAAAGCATCAGGTTTTAATTAGAATAAGGAAAGAACATGGCATTAGTTAATGTAAGAGATTACGAGAGTCCTGTTACTTATAAAGACCCTATAAGACCAGAGTTGTCCCATGAGTTTAGAATAACAGGGGATAGAGATTTTTATTGTCTTATGGATAACAATGTCGGCGTAGCTAGGGGCTTTATCTGTGTAGCCTTTACAGAAGATGTTTGCTCTAGTCTGTACCAACTTTCTGAACAGTCTAGCATTGCGAATGGAAGCACAGAAAAAAATGTCGCTATGTTCTACAGCGTTTGGTCCTTGTTTAAAGGGTGTGGTAGGTCTGTATTATTGTCGGCTTTAGAAAGAGTAAAGTCTGAAAGAGGTGAAATAACTAGATTTGTAACTCTTAGCCCTAAGACAAGAATGGCTGCTAACTTCCATATAGGAAATGGAGCAAAGCTGTTAAATAGTAATGTCTTCACTGACAACTATGAATATTGTATAGATTAAAAAACCACTTGACAGGTTCCCTTAGAATATGCTAAGGGTCAATTCTTCTTATTTACATGGAGAACCAAAATGAGTGTGCCTGAGACTGAGGGAAGTAACGAAGATAGAATATCTGAAATGTATTATGAAGCGTTATCAGATTTAGGCAATGCCATTATATCTAATGGAGAAAAAGAAATATTAGCTAATGAGCTTGTAAAGTTACGTTGGGAGGAGCAGCGGTGAATATATTCTACCTAGATAAAAACCCCAAGATTGCAGCGGAAATGCACTGTGACAAACACGTTGTAAAAATGATAACGGAAACTGCTCAATTGTTATCTACAGCGCACCGAATCTTAGACGGGAAAGCCTGTGTAGTTTCTAAAATGTCCTACTCCAAAAAAAGTAAAACCTATACTGTTAAAGAAAACTACAAGCACTACCATCTAGAGGGAGACTTTTACAACGAAGACGGTATTCTTGTTCCAGATAAATGCCCTATATATCTAGCGGCATACAAGAACCATCCTAGTGCTGTTTGGGCAAGGCTAGCCCGTGGCAACTACAACTGGTTGTCGGACCTATGGGGCTATCTCGGTATTGAGTACATGCACCGCTATGACAAAGTACACAAGGCCGCTACGCTGGAAAACTTGTTTTATTCCCCTAAGAACATAATGTATAAAACATTACTTTCAGGAGTAAGAACAGCACCGCCACAATGTATGCCTGACCACTACAAGTGTAATCCTAACTCTGCCTCTCTTGATGATGTTGTGTCTGCTTACAGGGCATATTATGTCGGTGATAAGGCATACTTTGCAAAGTGGACTAATCGATCTGTACCAAATTGGTTTACCGAAACATTACAGGAAGTAGCATAATGCTTGCACTTGAAGATTTAGCAATTTTAGATTACTACAAAGATTAAACTTGTCGGGCCTTAAATTTGTCGGCCCATTACAATTCTTGAGGGGGTTTTTCTCCCTGTTTACCCCCTCTCCCTAGCCCGGTGGGTGCTGGCGGCTTCCCCGCCTCGCTCGCCGGGTTTTTTATTTGTGCAGATAAAGCGTGAAAATAATAGTTGACATAGGGTTGCTTCTTCTATATGAATTCCCCTGCTTTTAACAAACAGGAAAAACCATGAACCAGATAGAGATAATCGAACCCGCCCACAACGTGCAGGAAATTGCACAGATTAAACCCGCCGCCGTTCGCGAACACAACGACGTTTTTGATCTCAGCTTTTTTCAGCCGCTGGAAGTCTACAAGGATTCAGTCTTCGACACTGACGGCCATGAGATCATGGGCAGCAAAGCCTTGCGCTATTTCCACGATGGAAGCTTAGCAGATACTAGCGCGGTATCATCCAGTTACACACTGGAAAATCATATAGACTTGTTTGGCAAACATGCTGACATTTTGCGGGCAAGTGAACTTCCCACTGACAACGTGTTAGTCCGTGACGAATATTCCGACTTCGGCATGAAGGCTAAACGCTCTATACAGTATTTGGATGAGGCCGTGGATATGTCCGGCAATGGCGATATGGTCTATTGCCGTTCTGATCAAATCAACTCGGTCAATTCTAAATGGGCTTTCCAGCAATTCGCCGGGGCTTATCGTTCATACTGCGAAAACTCAATGGTGTTTGGTGGCGATAAGGCGGTGTACAATAAGGTGAAGCACTCTAAGCACTTTGATGCTGCTAGCCTACTGCGTACAGCAAACACGGTGTTCGGTACATTCCGCGATAACATCGACCGCTTCAAGGAATGGAAGGCAACGCCAGTTGGCGACGATACAGCAGGAGCGTTTATCAAGCATATTTGCCCCAAGGATGTTACAGGGCAGAAACGCATAGCCCGTGAAGAACAGCACGGAATTGAGAAGGCAGAAGACTTGAACATCAAAAAGTTCCACGCCTTGTATGACTTGTGGGAAGAATACTCTCGCGACTACTCACAAGGCGGGGGCTTGGGCAAAAACAAATGGGCATTGTATAATGTGCTGACCCACTACGCCACGCATACCCATGACAGCAGAACGTTTGATTTAAACGGGGAAGAGAAAACCCATGTACTAGGTCGAAAGTCTGCGAACATGGTTAACACTGATCGCGGGGGCTATACGCTCAACGAACAAATGGATCGCGCACGCGGTATCTGGGCAGTGCTATCCGCGCCAGCTTGGGCTTCAATTAACTAGAACAGGAGATGTGCAATTGAGATTATAGAGGCCGCATATAGACTATGTTTTGTAGTAGTAGTTTGTTTAATCGTTTATCACTTCATTTTGTAAGGAAATTAGATCATGGCTACCAAGAAAACAGCGACCCCGACCAATGGCGGGAAACAGGTGTTTGTGTCTCAGGAAGCACTCGACGCTATCGAAGGTTTACAGTTTGAAATGCAGAACATCGATATTGA